TCAAGGTTTGGCGATTAGGTTGTGCGAATAGATGCGGTGCGCCGGGTCGGAGCCGGCCGCGTAGCTGCAGCCGCCGAGATGGATGTGGCACACGCGGCGCTCACCGATGTCGTCCACCCGCGCGACGATTTCCACGCCCCTGTCGGTCACCACCTGCTGCCCCTGCATTTCCGGGGCGTAGGCCATGCCGCCCTCAGGTAGATCAAACGGCGTGGTAGTGCTGCATTCGAGGATCGCGCCTGCATCGGTGGTGAGTCGCACGCAAGCCACCACGGCGTACTCGACCGCCTGCAGCCGACGACGGAACTTGCGTAGCCCCTGCGTCGGAATGTCAAGGCAGTCGAACAGGTGGCCGAGTGGTGCCTCGCCTGCCGTGGTGTCGTAGTCGATGAGCATGTCGTCGCAGACGCACGCACCGCCGCCACCGCCCGAGCCGCTGCCACTACCGCTGGTCGGATAGGTCACGGCGGTAGACCCTGCATAGACACGCCCGTCACCGGCGTAGCAGTCGTTGCCATTGGTAGTTGCGACGAGGGTCTGTGTGCCGCCCGCGAAGCTGGGATCATCGAAGTACAGGTAATAGGTGATGGTTGTGCCGTTCGTTCCCGTCGTGCTGGCGCTCATGGCGCTATAGGCTGTCGACACGGACCCGGCCAATACGGTGAACGCCGCGATGCTGATCGTGGCCGTGGCCGGCGTTCCAGCCGCCGAGGAATAGGTGATGACGGTCGGTACCTTGGCCGCGACGTTGGTCACTGTCCGCTGCACCAGATTGCGCTGATCGCCGATGCGTTGGCCGCTGCCGGCGATGCGCAGGCCGACGCGATTCACGCCGCCGCTTACATAGAGGTCAGTTTGCGAGGTTCGCCCATAAATTGTGCCGTCCCTGACTTCGGTGTCGATGCTGCGTGCGCGCGACAAGCGGATGTTATCGAAGAGCGACTGGCCGCTACTAACGCCCGAAAGGATCAGATCGAGTCGGAAGGTCACCGCATTCGCGGGCACCGTTACAAGCTGCGTCAGCACCTGATAACCGGTGCCGGGAGCGAGCGCATTGCTCACCCCGCCAAAGGAAAGTGATGTGCCGGTCTTGTCAAAAAATTGCATATAGACCGAACTTGTGTTGCCTGAAACCGCGTTATTGGCTATGGCAGCCGACACCAGATATTGCTCACCCGGAATGCACGGGTACTGCCTCACCGAACTAAGCAGCCCGAAGGTCGATGTCGCCGTGAGGATTAAGCTCTGCGCACCTGAATAGGCAGAGCCAGTGGTGTAGCCCGAAGTAACACCGCCGCCGCTTATCCATCCAGGCGGTGGCAGGATCGTTGCTGAGGCCTCGAAGTCTGGGTTATCGACAGTCTCCGCCGTCGCCGACTTCATCATTTGCGCATAGACGGCGCCGCTGGCCAGATTGTCCTGCGTCTGATTGGAGAGCGACGCGGTCAGTGCACTTGTACGCGTCTCGGTAACATTGGCGCCAGCTTCGGCGGCAGCAAAACGTCCGCCTCCGTCAGCCACGTTCGATAGATTTTTGTTGAAGTGAATCGATTCGCCAAAGTCGATCACCGGCTTTCCGCCGTTTACCCGAGTCCCCAGCGTTCGTGCGTTGATGGGGCCATCGGGAACCTCGTCGATGTTCGACGGCTGCATATTCGTGGCGGTGTTGTCGCACAGATAGGTGCCTGACGTGTGCCCCGACACGGTGAGCTGCATGACGACGCATACCGTTCCCGCGGGAGCGGTCGCCGTGGCGAATGAACCCACCGTCGTCGTGCCGGTTACCAATATGTTGCCGGCGGCGAAGGTGATCTCGGTCCCCGCGATGTTCTGAAAGCTGATCGTCGGGGTGCAATAGCCGTTCGCACTGACGGCCTGGATCAGCGCCTGAAACTTCACCACTTGCCCGGGCTGGCATGGTGCGCGCGCAATGTTGCGGTATGAGCCCGCCGCCGAGCCACTGCCGCCGACGTGTTTGGCGCAACCCGGCTGGCCTCCCGGCGTGATGCCGGTCATGTCCGTCACCCATCCGCTACCGGAGTCGGCGACCCAGCCATAGCCGGCTGGTGTAGCGTCGAAGTTGGGGTTGACGATGGGAACTTGCAGCGCTACGGACTGCGCCGTGTTGGCTGTCGTGCTGATAGCGCCGACGTTGGTACCCGTGTTGCTCACTGTCGCCGTATAGGCCGAGAAACCAGCAGCTACCAGCGGGCCACGCGAGCGGGCTCGGTAGAAGTACGTGGCGCCATTCGTGAAGTGGTGCGAAAAGCTCGTCGCGGTCGGGCCTTCCTGCGCCAGCACCGTCCAAGGTCCGCCGCTGGCTGTCGCGTACTCGATCGATGTGCATCCCACGGCCGCCGGGTTCGGGTTCGTCCAGGTCAGCGAGACGCCATCGGCGACGCCGGTCGCGGTGAAGCTGGCCGGCGTGAGCGGCACATCCGGCAGCTCGACATTCGTGCCGATGACGTAGGTATAGGCGGTTTCATCCGCCAGCGTTCGCCCACCTTTGCCGAACACGTTGAAGCTGACAAACTTGAGATAAACCGTCTGGCCGATCTGCGAAGGATCGACCGGGATGCGCAGGATGTTTTCGTCCAGACGCACGAATGGGGCGCCCGACGCGTGGGCGGCAATCGCCGAGCCATAACCGCCACGTCGCAAATACCCCAGTGTGTAGCTCGGGCCGCTGGCGAGCGTTGCCGTTTGGTACGCGATGATCTCCTGATCGACCATCGCCAACGTGATGAACTGGTCGGCATCGGCTGTCGTGCCACCCAGCAGCTGCGCCGGCCCGTTCAGCACGACATTCGGCGCACTGGTGGTATCAGGGTCAGCTACCGAGGGCAGTGCGTTCGTGGTGGTGCCGTAGCTCGCTCGCCGGCTATGGGTTGTCAGGTAGGTATAGCTGGTGCCGTCGTGACTCATGTAGACATCGCAACCGGCCCACATCGGATCGTTGCCGGATAGCGCGCACCAGATTTCCGGCTGGTTGTTGGAAACGAGGAAGCCAGGGCCACGGAACAGGTAGGGGCCATCGATCGCACCGGGGTCGGCGTTCGTGTCCACCGTCGCGCCGGCATTGGCCTGCGTCGCATAGATGCCGCCGTGACTCACCCCATCGGGAAACTCTTCGGCAACCACCGACAGCAAGCCGTGTTCGTCTTCGCTGATTTCGGTGATGCGTACCGGGTTCAGGTACAGGCCCGTATTGGCGTCGGTCAGTGTCACGACGTCCATCGGTTCGAGGTAGCAATAACGCCATGACAGCTGGAACTCGTAGGTATTGCGGATGTAATAGGTGCGCTGCAGCAAGTTTTGCGCGACCAGCCGCGCGACCGCTGCCGTGGTGATCATGTCGACCGAGTCAGTCTGGTCGGCGCGTGCGCCCGTGCCAACTACGTCCTGATCGATCGAAGCGATAACCGTGCTGGTGTGGTACGTGTTGGAGCGGTCCTTAAACTCGACGCGCTCGATGTTCATGGCGTCGGCCGGGCCGATGCGCTTTACCGTCACCGGATCGCCGGGACCGTTCGTGATGAAGTCGTCGCGGCCGAGATCGACCACGGCCGTCACGTTCGGCGTGAAGGTCACGCCGTTGCCGGTGATCGTGGTGTCGCCGTAGGGCACGACCTTCAGCACACCTTCGCTGAAGAAGGGCGCGCTGTTGGAGTACTTGAACAGATCATCCAGCGTCTGCTGCGCGGATTGCTGCGTCGCATAGACCGGGCTGAAGAAGATGCCGGCCGCTGTGCAGTAACTCTTGAACTGGGTCAGATCGCCCAGCGCATTGAAGGCCACGCCGATCTGCGTATCCGTGCAGATCGCGGTCACGATGTCGGCGGGGTTGGCGTCGAGTATGCCGGAGCCGAACTGGTTACGCCCCGCCATCTCGAAGTTGTAGTTCGGCAGCGATGCGGAGCCGCCGAGGTCTTTGTTCTGGAATGCGGCCAGCGCGGTGCCGGAATAACCGATAGCCTGCACGCCGGAAAGATGCGCCCACGGCGCTTGCCCCAGCGTGCCGGTGAAGCCGATGCCACCCACCGACGACAGCGACTTGACGCTGCTGCCGTCATAGACATTGACGATCGACGCCGGACCTTCGCACAGGCCCAGCATGTAGCTGCTGCTGTACGTGTACGTCGTGCCCGACGATCCGCCACCACCACCCTTGCCGGGCTGCTTCTGCTGATGCCCGATGGCCTGGAAGTCGCCATACCAGATGACGTTGCCGGCGACCTTGTTCTGGCCGAAGACGACCGGAATCGGGGAGCCGTACTGCGCGCCCTGCAGGTCAAGGCCCATCGCCTTCTTGGGCGTCTGCGCTGCCGATTTGGAGCCGCCGCCGAAAATGCTCACTGGGTAACTCTCCAATAGCCGGCCAGACGGTCAGCCCATCGACGCACTTCCGTGCGCTCGACATGGCCGGCGCTGAGGTCGGCGTGAATCATGGTGATTTCAGGGGTGATCTGATCGACGATGCCGCCGTGCGATAGGCATCGCCCGAACTTGAACAGGGCGACGTCACCGGGTTGCGGCTCGTCCACCTTCACGGCGTAGCGCATCACGCCGCCGAGGTACTTCTCCTCGCTGCGGTGCAGATGCCAGTCCGTCGCGTAGGGGCGCGGGTCGAACGGCGGCACCAGGCCGAGGTCGCAGAAGACGCGCACCAGCAGCATCGCGCAGTCCACGCCTAGGCCGAAGACGTCGGCTTGGTGACGATAGGGCGTGCCGATCCATCGCTGCGCTTCGGCAACGATGCGGTCTTGCGTGGAGTCGGTCATTGCTGCAGGAACTTCGCTTTCTGGCCGCCACTGCCACGACCCACGCCGCCGATACCGGCACCCGCTGCGCCGTTGTCGCTCGGCGCGCTGCCGTTCGAACCCAGCGTGATGACTTCCGGTGTCGGCACGTAGGGGAAGCCGCGGAAGCGCGACAGCATGCTGAACTTGGTCGTGGCCGTCGCCTGCGTCCGGTCGTAGCCCGGGTAGGCCGTGAAGGTGTCGCCGGCCGTGCAAGGATTGGGCAGCGGATACAGCAGGGTCAGCACGCCGCCGCTGAACGCCTTGACGCTGTGGGTCAGCCCCGCATTCACGCCGGACGTGATGACCACATAGCCCAGCGCAAACCAGTCCGTCGGCTGCGTCAGGCCCGTGGCCGTGATCGATGTCTTCGTGCTGCTGGTGGTCGTGCCGGCGACTGCCCATGCGGCCTTGCTGATGCCGGTGTTCGCGTCGAACAGAGCGTTGTTGTCCTGTGGCATGAAGTAGTTCCGCGGGAACGCGGCGTTCAAGTAGATGGGGCTGCTCGACACGTTCAGCGCCACCTTGCCCGAGCCCGCCGAGATGTCGGACACCACGCCGGTGAACAGGTTGACGATGCCGCGCGTGACGTCGGTCAATGAAGGCGTCAGAAACTTGTCGACCTTGAGCGTGGCGCCGTCGAAGCCACCGGCATTGGCGAACGCTCCCGGTGTCACGCCCATGATGCGGGTAGCGCCGTCGTAGAGGATGTCCACTTCCAGCGTCTCGACTTGCAGGCCGATCGCTATCTTCGTCGGGCCGCGCGCGAAGCCTGGCGCGCTATCGAGCTGCGCGGCCAGATACGTATTGCCGCCGAACGTGATGTTGATCGGCGCGTCGGTGTAATACAGCACGGTGCCGGACAGTAGCGTGAGCGTGTAGAGGTCGGCCACCATCAGCGACTGCGAGGTCTGCAACATCGTTTTGAAGCCAGCCGAGACCGTCTTCATCGCACCGTCCGGAAGGTAATCGTCTGCACCTCGTAGAACTGGCTGAGCATCTGGTTGAACTCCAGCGTGTCGTCCTTGAAACGAACGAGGTAGGCATAGGTGCCCGTCCACGTCAGCGAAATGCCCGAGGACGGCGCCTGCACAAAGGTGACCGCGCCAGCATTGGAAACGGCGAAGGTGGTTCCGTCGGTTGTCGCATAGACGACACCAGAAGGCAGCGCGCCGGTCGGCTCGGTATAACTGCTGCCGATCGAAAGCGTCGCCGCCAGCGTCTCGCCATTGGCTGCGGTGCCGATGAATACCTGCCACTGCGTTGCCCCTGGCGCGCTGGCTGGCGATGCAATGGTGAGCAAGCTGCTCGCAGCTACGGCCAGCGACGCCTCAGCCGAAGCTGCCGACGTACCTTGCGCCGCGTCAACATACTCAATCCGCACGTAGTAGGTCCGCGCCGCCTTCGCACCGCCGGCCACCTGCCCCAGCGTTGGCGATGCAGGCGTGCCGGTGCCGTTCGATGAAATAGCGGTGCCGTTGGCGTAGACCTGCCACGTCACCAGCTGCCCCTGCGCGGGGATCGGGATCTGGAACGCTTTATTCACGCCATCGACAGAACCGGTCAGCGCAACATTCGTCTGTGCGTTGTCGTTCACTGCGTTCAGCAGGAAAGGCGTGAGGTTGCCGAACTGTCCGACTTGGAACGACTCCAAATTGTCCCGATCTGCCTGCGAGAGGTAGGCGAACGACAGGTCGAACTCGTAGACAGGCGCCGTCCATCGACCGGTACGGAACTCTGCGCCGGATGCTGCCGTTTCCACGTCGGTAGACCACAGCACGCGCTTCTTGATGTCCCAGCCGACGCCCTGAAACGTCGGAAACGTTTTGTAGCTCATCGCATCGCCCCGCTCAGGTGACCCATACGGTTAGCCTGCTTGAGCGCGCCCGCCAGAGCGCCGGGATTGCGGCGCAGCATGTCCTTGAAGCTGCGGGCGTCGTTGGCGTGAATGTGGACTTGACCGCCCCCACCCTGCCCACCACCATTCTTCGCCATATCGCGGATCGGGTTCGCCACATGCGCCGGCAGCACCATCTCGTCCTTGTGCAGCTCGGTCATGGCACCATCGATCGGCACGCGCTCCCAGCCGCCCTGGGCGCTGGAAATCATGCCGCTGAAGGCCTCGATGCCGGCGAAGGCGACGCCAGCCGCGATCGGCGCCAGCACCGGGCCGACGTAGGGGATGCCGACGATCGCCTGATAGGCCTTCGCGGCGCCCGTGGCAGCGGCGCTGGTGATCTGACTCTTGCCGGTGGCGGCATCGGCAGCCTTGGACTCGGCAGCAGCGCCCGCTTCGACAATCGAGCGCTGAGCGGCGCCGGCCGTCGTGGCGGTGGTCTTGGCCAGCTCATTGGCCGCCCAGTTCACCACCATGTTGATGCCCATCTGAACGAACTTGGCGACGATGCTGTCGCCGATCCTCGCCAGAGATTGCTGCAGCGTCTGCGTGCCCTGGATCATTCCGTTGATCGACTGGTTGAATGCCTGACTGATCGGCGCAAGGCGCTGCTGCCATAGCTTCTGGTTGTCCTTCGCCGCCTGGTCTTCCAGCTTGAGCATCTGCAGGTTGTGCTGACCCTGCAGCTTCTCGATTTCCTTATTGATCTGATCGACCATCTTCGGCTTGGCGGCCAAAGCGACAAGCTCGCGCTGCAAAGCCGAAAGTTCCGCCTGATACTGGCGCTCATAAGCCGCCGTCAGCTGCGCCGTGGCCTGCTGATCGGATGACTGGCCCAGCGCGAGCTTGGTCTGGATCTTCTCGCGCTCGATGTCGAGCTGGTTGTTCGCGGCATTGATAGAGATCGACGCCTCGGTCTGCGCGGCCTGCTGCGCAACTTGCGCGGCCTGCGTGGCGGCCCGCTCTTTCTCCGTCTCAACCTGCTGCGTCAGTCGCCCGATCTGTGCATATGCCTGCGCGTACTCGGCACTGCCAGCCTTGAGCGTGGCTATCTTTTTCGTCCAGAACGTCAGTTCGTACTGCGCCCGGTTGTCATACGAAACCTTGTCGAGCGACTCCTGAATCGCCAACTCCTGCTGCAGCGACTGGGTTTCAGCCTTGTCGCCGCCACCCGGATGTTTTTTCTTGGTGTCGGCGTTGATTTTGTCGTCTTCAACCGTCTGCTTTTCTTGCTGGCCGTGAACCGTGCTGCGCTGTTGCATGACAACGCTGTGCCATTTGTCGGCGGCAACACCCCACATGGCGGCTGCATTCTTGTCCTGCTCGGCCTCGCCAACATCGCCAGAGGCCATCTGACGGCGGCCAAGGCTCTCATACTGCTTTTTCATCAGCAGTGCATATTCGTACTGCGACTCGGCGGTTTCCTTGCGCCCAATGCTCTGCACCGCGTCGCCGGCTTCGCTCATCGTGTTGACGAGTCCGCGCCACATCTTCGTCAATAGACCAACATCTTCCTGCGCCTTCTTGAGCCGCTTTTCCTCCTCCTGGCCGAACAGCTTCACGGCTTCGGTTGCCGCCTCGGTCTGGTGGCCCTCTTCAATCAGCTTCTGCACATGCTCGAACTGCGCAGCCTGCAAAAAGTGATACTGGTTATTGAGGTTCTGCAGAGCCTTGACCGGGTTTTCTTCCAGCTTGACGATTGCCGCGACAGCCTGGTCTGCGCTCTGCCCGGTGAGTGCGGCGAAGTCCACCGCCGCCCTACCTGCCGCCTCAAGTGAATCGCCAGACACGCGTCCCGACTGTGCCAGCTTCATCAGCGTTTCGCGTGCCGTGCCGATTGACGTATCCAGCCCCGTCATGGAATACGCAATGCTGTTGAACTGGCCCTCGGTGACGCCAAGCACGCCGCCCGTGTTGATCAGGGCGCGATTGAATTCCTCGCTCTGCTGCTCACCCTTGAAGATTTCGTAGGCGAATCCGGCGATGGAAGCGGTGGCAGCAAGAGCCGCAAGACCCACAGGGCTGAATGCGTACTGCAGCAGGTTCATGCGGTTGGCGAGCGTGATGCTCGAACCTTCAAGTCGCGTCCAGTTGCCGCGCAAGCCTTCGCCGGTCAGAACGCCAAGCTCGCGCGCCACGCCGCCATTGATCGCCATCGCAGCGGTATTTTCGGCGATCGCCACCGTGGCCGCTTCCGTTCCGCCAGCCATGGCCAATTCAGCGGCGTTCAGTCGCTCGACGAAACCGGCATATTCCGTGGCCGTAATAGCGCCGACAGCCATCGCCGCATCAAGCGCGGACTCCGCCTCGGCTATCGCTGCAGTACTTCCAACGCCGGACGCAAAAGCCGCATTGAGCCGCATCTGCGCTTCAATTTTTGCCTGAACGCCTGCATTGAACTCGGCGGCATCGGCGGCAATCGACGCGGACATCTCTGCCTGAGCCGTGGTCATTGCGGCCGCTGCCTCGGTCACTGACGCCTGCATGGCCTCGGTGCTGGCAGCAACCGACGCCGCGCCCGTATCCATGCCCGCCTGCAGTTGCGCCGTTTCAGCGGTGAGCTGGACGACAATTTCAGAATCAGAGCCGGCCATGGGAATCCTTTGGGCAACAAAAAACCCGCCGAAGCGGGTTGTTATTTCAGGTGTCTTGAGAAATCAGGTTTTCGACGGTCTGTGCGTACCGTCAACGCAATTCTTCACGAACGCGTCAACGAATGGGAGTGGCATGTCGAGCAATTCCCGATCAGCCACCACGACCGCGCCGCCCTTGGGAACGTAGAAGCTCCGAAACCCCACGTAGGCGCCCATCTGATTCTTGGCGTTGACCGTGCCGCAGAGTGCCCCCGTTGTTAGTTGGGCGTCGGATATGTAGAGGTTTCGGAACCGCGCGGACTCCTCATCATTCAATTGCTGATTGACGAGGTTGACCGCGTTGCGATACGTCGGCCAGTGAATCACACCTTCCCACCATCGCTGCGCGTGAGCGGTGTACGCCGCCAGTGGCGTTAGAACCACCAGCAGAACGCTGGCAGCAATACATGTGAGTGTGACACGATTCATGGCCTATCCCTGTGATTTGACGCCCCATCCTACCCCTGTCGCGGCTGCAATTCACCCACCATCTGATCGAACTCGCCGTCGTCCTTTTCCGCCGCGTCGCGCGGCTTGATGCCGAGATACGCCTGCACCATCCATTGCATCGGCGGCCGATCCTTCCAGCCCTCGGAAAGATCGGCCACGTCCTGCCATGTCAGGCGTTCGAGGATGTCTCCGGGGAACCATCCGGTGGCGCCGTGGATGAATCCGACGAGCTGGCTTCGGGTGAGGGGATCACCTCGGGGCTCGTCGCTGGCACCAAAGGGCGAGCGGCGTATCCGCTGATCTGCAGCATGCCGGCCATGATCGGCCGAAGCATCGGCAGGTCAATCAGGTCGTTGAAGCTGTCTCGCGACAGGTCCGGGTAGTTGCGCTGCATCAGGGCGAACAGGATGGCGGATGCCGCCAGCACGTAGTCAGCAAAGTCCACTTCGCCTTCCGGCTTGCAGATCGTCTTGATCTGCTCTTCCATGCCGTAGGCCACGCGCAGGTTGATCGGCGGCACGATGTAGTCCGTGCCGCCGAAGTTGATCGAAGCTCCAGGAATCATGCCGGATTACTCCGACACGTACGGGGTGATGGTGCGGCCAGCCGAATCGGCGAAGCAGCTGAAGTCGATCTCCGTGATGCCCCAGTCCGCCATCTTGGTCGGCAGGGACAGCTTGGAGGCGATGCAGCTCCACAGCTTGAACGCTTCCTGCTGGCCGTTGTACTGGCGAACCAAGATCATGCTGAAGACCGGCTGCACGCCCTGCAGCGGGTTGTTGGCATTGATCGTGACGCCGGTAGCGGCGCTGGTCTTGGTGTAGCTGATCAGCACGGCTGCGGAAGCATCGGCGGCGGCGAAGGTATAGACGCCCGCCGCGACGCTGTACTGACCCACAGTCGGGGCGCTGGCGACCTTCTTGAACGGCAGCCCGGTGGCCGAATACAGCACACCTTCATCCTCGACGAAGGTCGCCGAGCCGGTGACGGTGACGGTGTAGGTGGTGACCGCTGGAATGGTGCCAGCTTCCTGGTACACCAACAGCGTCTGACCGACCGCCGAGCTGCCACCGAAGAACAGGTCGTTGTAGAGCTGGCCGTTGACCTGCGCAAACTTCGCCTTGCAGGTGATCTTCTGCTGCGCGGCACCAATGGCAACCGCGAACTGACCCTGACCATACAGCTCTTTCAGGGTGCGCGAGACGTCGAGCTGAACGTCCTGCAGGGTGCCGAACTGGATCGGCGTCGAGTTGAGTGCGGTGTTGGTCGCGAACAGCAGACCAGAGCCGAAGGAACGCTGAGCCATGATGGTTACTCCTGGGTGGCGGTGGGTGCCACGGCGTCGGCGACGTGCTGGATCAGCGCGGCCTTGTCGTCGGCGGTGATGGGTGCGGTGCCGGCAACGGCGGCGGCGTGGAAGTGCTTCGCGTACCAGGCCTCGATCGCGGCGACGGCGCGCTGCTCGATGGACTCGGCAGCACTTTCAGCGCGCGAAAAAAAGCCGCCTTTCGGCGGCGTCGGGGTAAGGATGGGCAACGCTTCGCCCTCCGGTTTCCCGGATGTGGTGTCTTCGATCACGATGGAGTCTCCTTAGAAGCCAGCCAGCACGATGCTGATCGGCACGATGGCAATGGCGCGGTCGCCCAGCACGCCCTCGAAAATCTGGATGTTGCCGTCGATGGCGCAATATTCGACCAGGCCGCCGAGCGACTGCTTGTCGAAGGCCGGGGACGGCGCGAGCGCGGCCTTTGCCGCGTCGACCATGCCGTTCAGCACGGTGGATGGCGCGACGGACAGGTCGGACGTGTGCGCGTACAGCAGCCAGTCCGCCTTCCAGGTGTTGAGCGTCGGGGTGCTGCCCCTGAACTGCATGCCCTGATCGCCCTGCAACTGGAACGCCGCGGGCAGATCCTCGGGCTGCATGTCCTGGCAGTTCTGCAGGCGCCGGCTGCACACCTTCAGACCGGACACGGTCTGCAGTCGCGCGAACAGGGCGGCATAGACGGCTTCGAGCGTGGAGCGGCTCACAGAATTGCCTCCTTGACCGCAGCACGAAGCTGCGCAATGCCCTCGGGTGCCTGCTCCTTCAGCGAGCTGCGCATGTAGCTGCGTTCGGGCATCTGCACGTCCGGGATCTGCACCGACTTGGCGAAGCGGATCACACCGGCCACGCTGAAGCAGAGCGCCTTCGCATTGATCGCCACCACCTGATGCGCGGGAATCAGGCCGCCGTACTCGTGAATCTTCGCGTAGGGCACGTCCAGGCCGGCCCGCGCGCCGCCGCTGACGCTGGTCGACGTTTCGGACTTGGCGGGATAGACCGAGCGCGACAGGGCGCCGCTTCGGCGGTTGAGCACCTGGCCGGACAGCTTCTCGGCCTTGATGTAGCCGGCCAGCTCCGTCGCCCAGATGCCGAGCGATGACTTCGCCGCGGCGCGGATCTTCGCCGGCATCGCCCCGAGGCGCTCGATAACCTCGGCGCCCCCGGTGATCTGCATCCCGATCATGGCGAGCCCCAGCGAACATAGGGCTTCAGTGCCGTGCGCACCTGCGCTGGCATATCGGCCTGGCTGAAGCTGATGGTCTGCTGCGTGCCCAGCGTCTCGCTGGCCTTGTCGATCCGGTTGCGCTTGGCGAACTTCTGCGCCACCAGCTCAATGCACGCCTGCGCCACGTCGAGCGGGATCGCTACATAGCCGGCGGTGTAGGTCACCGTGACGTTCTGCACGCCCTTGCTGAAGGCGCAGGAGCAGCCGCTGGAACGCACGTAGACGCTCATGTCGTCGAACACATAGCCCGCGCCGGTAGCGCCCACTGCGGCCAACACCGGCACATCGTTGATCGCGAGCGACGATACAGCTGTGACGGGGGTGTTCTTCAGGCACAGCTGCGCGCGGCCGTTGCCGTTCACCGTTTCGGTGTAGGACGCCTGCGCGAAGGTGCGATTGCAGAACCCCTCCACCATCGCCGACGCATTGCTCACCAGTGCGGTCAGCACGGCGTCGGAGTTGGCGTCGGTGATGCCGAGGTACGTCTTGACGTCGGCCAGGGCGCACAGGCCGCTCATTACTTGCCGCCCTTCCCGGCGTCAGAAGCAGCGTCAGCGGCTGCCTTTGCCGCTTCTTCGGCAGCGATCCGTTCCGCCTCGGCTGCAGCTTCCTGCTCGGCCGCAACGCGAGCCGCCTCTTCGGCTTCCAAACGCGCCGCTTCTTCGGCAGCGACGCGCTGGCGCTCTTCCTCGGCCAGCTCTTCCTCGGTCTTTGGCTGACCGATGGCGACGAAGCCGTGACGCTTCAGGTGCTCGAAGGCCTCCACCGGCACGGTGAAAACGCCCTTCTTCGCCGCGAACGATTCGCCACCGAATGAAAGGGTATTGGCGCAGCCCTCGGGGCCGCGCATCTTGATGTCGGACATGGGTATCTCCCGGAGAAAAGGGAGCGGGCGACGTGATGCCGCCCGCTTCAGGTCACTGCGGCGACTTAGCCGTTGCCGATGCCGGAGATGATCGCCATGGCGAACGGCGCATACACCGCCAGCACTTCCTCGGCGTAGATGCCGTGCTGGTAGCTGCGGGTGACCAGCGGCCATTCGATTTCGTACCAGTCGCGCCGGCACTTCATCTCGGCCACGTTCGGCACTTCGTTGCTCTGGTACTGCGCCGGCAGGTTGTCGGCCCAGGCGATCAGGCAGCCGGCGGGCACGTCCGGGTGCAGCAGGATCGGGATCATCACGCCGCCGTTCAGCGCCCACGGGTTGTAGTAGTGGCTGACCACATTGCCGGCCACGACCGCACCCGGCTCACCGAGCGCGATGTTCTGGCGCAACAGCGTGCCGCTGGAGGCAACCAGCACCTTGTTGGTGATGTTCTGCTGCTCCTGCGAGTTGACGTAGATCACCGTCGGAGACAACTGGTACTGGTCCCACATCGCCTTCAGCATCACGTCGATCTCGTTCACCGAGCCGCGGCTGGACGAGGTGAGGAAGGCGCCCCCCAGCGCCTTGACGTAGGCGTTGTTGGCCGGGTTCATCGCCGTGGTCAGCAGGCCGTCGAACGCCAGGTTTGGGTTGGCGCTGCAGTCCGCCGTGACAGAGGTCGCGGCTTGGTTGGTGGACGACAGCGGCGCGCTGAACGTGGTGGTCGGCACGGTGGTGATGGACTGCAGCTTCTCGCTGCCAGCGACACCGACATACCAGGCGAAGCCCAACGCGCCCTGCGTCGGCACCACGCTGACGGTCAGGGTCTGGCCCAGGGTGATGGCCTGCGAAGCCGCGGCGGACTTGTTGCCGGAACCGCCGTTGACCGTGTAGGTCTGGCCGTCCTGACCGGTGATGACCTTGCTGGTGGCGACACCGGCCGCACTGACGGACGAGTTCTTGATGCCCTCGAAGGTCAGCTGGACGCAGATCACGCTGTACGTCGCCATCGGCAGAGTGGCGCCGGTGCCGGCCGCGCTGGCCGTCGGGGTGGCAGACACGCCCAGTGCAATGCTGGCATTGCCACCGAGAATCGCCATCTCTTCCTTGCGCATCACCTTCTGCAGCAGGCGGACCGACGTGCGCGAACGCTCGTCCTCGAAGCCCTCGGACGCGGACTGCGCCTCGAAGGTCAGTGCAGCTTCCTCACCCAGGGTGACGTAGCTGGCTGCCTTGTTGTTGGTGGTCAGGCTCATTGCGGCCGAGCGCTGGCCTTCCGGCACCCAGCCCATGGCGTCGAAGCCGGAACCGATGATGCCGCTGACGACCTTCCAGTTCGTCGCCGGGCCACCGTTGCCCTTCACGCGCGGCACGCGCTTGGACAGGATGGTGATGAAGGGATACAGATTCTTTGCCGGGGCCTGCAGGTCGTAATTGACCAAGCCAGATGCGACGGTGACGGTGTTGCCGGCTTTCGCCAGCGGGCCGCCCTGATAGACGCCCTTGAGCATGCCAAGGGTCTCGGTGGTGATGTCATTGCTCATGGGTCGCTCCAATGAAAAAGCCGCCTCGTGGGCGGCTGGGGGTGAAACGAAAAAGCCGCCCGAAGGCGGCCTGGAAGGGGTTGCGGGTGATGCGGTTACCGGCGGTGCGCGATCTTCATCAGCTTGTCGGCAGTCGCGAAATGGTCGACGCTGCCGTCCTTGCGCAGCACCGGCGCGTCGTCCAGCTTGGACAGGTTGTTGCCGGCGTCCTCGTCCTTGCCCACCGGCACGGCTTTCACGACACCCTTCGGTGGTGCGGCCTTCTGCAGCAGCGCGGTGTATTCGGTGGTGACCTTGGCGAGCCGGCCGGCGAGGTCGTCGCGCTCGGTGGTCATCTTCTGCAGCGCATCCGCGGCCTTGGCCAGATCGTCGGCGGCCTTGGCGAGGTCGCCAGCTGGGGCAGCCAGCTCCAACACCTCGACCACTTCGCCGGCCGGCGCGATCGCCTCGGCCACTTCCTCGGCGGCCATGGCCAGGAACGCATCGGCCAGCGGCTTCAGCGCGGCGCGCAGCTGGGCGGGCACCTTGCTGCCGTCCTTCTCCCATGCCGCCTCGTCGTCGGCGCAGTCGGCGATCCACGAGAGGTCATTCAGGGTCTCGGCGAACTCAGCCACCGACCACAAGCCCTTCTCGATCACGTCTTTACCCAGCAGCACGCGGATCACGTTGCCGGTGTCCGCCGAGCCGTCGACCTTGGCCAAGCGCGCAGCCTGCGCGGTGTAGTCCTTGGTGACGGCGGCAGGCTCGACCGGATCGGCAGCAGCCGGCGCGATCTTGGCCAGCACCGCGGCGCGCTCGGTGTCGGTCAGTCCCTCGGCCCACTTCGCCAGCGCCTCGGCGTTGTCGAGCGTGGTCTCGAACTTGCGCATCTCCTGCGAGCCGTCGACCTTGATCACGGAGAACTGCGCGGACGGGTTGCACGGCAGGTCGACCAGCGAGTACTCGTTCGGCTTGGCCTCGTAGCGCGTCTTGCCGAGCGCGGGATCGGGCCACTTGTCGCCATAGGCGCCCCCGATCGAAAACCCGGTGTAGTTGCCCTTCAGCACCTTGCGCCATTCGTTGTCGTCGGTGATCTCGGCGACCACGGAAATCTGCTTCTCCAGGTCGTCAAAGTCCATCGCCTTGGTGATGCCGGCGGAGATGTTGCTGTGCATGGCGCGCACGTTGCCCAGGTTCTTGCCGTCGGTCGCCTTGGCGATCTCGGTCGACCACTTCTCGAAGTTGGGCTTCGAGCGCTCGTAGTCGAAGATCTCGCCGGACAGATCCGGCGCCTCGTTGGCGATCACGCCGGTGACGGTGCGCGCGGCTTCATCCACCTTGGTTAGTCGGGCAAAAATGTGCATGGGTCAGTTCTCCGGGAGTTTGCGGCGGTACGCGGCATCGCACTGACAGCGCGGGTGTGCCAGAGGGGCGGCATCGCCGCTTTGAAAGTCTTGGTCGATGGGAATCCATCCCTGCTCGGCATTGGCATGGCAGCGCGGGCATTCATTCTCGTCGTTCGATTCGAGCCACTTCTTGGCCTTCATGCCGACAGCGAGCGCGCCGGCGTAGCCGCCTTTCATCTGCGCGTTACCCACCTCAAACCGGGCGATCAGCTCGGCACGCTCGGGGCTGAAGGCGTAGGTGTTCTGCAGCATGTCGGCGATGCCGGTTAGGCTGTCGTCGTCCTGCATGGCCTTGGCGATCGCCTCGCGCACCATGTTGCGGGTGGTCTGCTCGAGCGCGCCGCCCGCGCCATCCTTGCCCAGCATCTCGGCGGCATGCTCGACAGCCCACTTCACCGCGTCCGGGTCCTTGCCGCCGAAGATCGCGGCGACCGCGTCGGCTTCCGTGGTGGCGATGTCCGGATCGGTGACGATCAACTTCGCCACTTCATGCTTCGCGCCCGACTCGGTGACCGCCTGAATCGTGTCGCTGTAGTCCTCGAACGCCAGCGACAGGCCGGACGTGTCCAGTAGGGTCGCGAACTCATCCGCGATGGTCGTGATCTCGTCCGGCGTGTAGTTGCGACCACCATCGCCGCCGGCCGGAGCCACTTTGCCGAGCTTGCTGGCCTGCTTCATCGCGGCATCGCGAACCACCTCCAGCGCGGTCGCGAAGGCGTCGCGCACCTTCACCTCGTCGCTGGTCAGCGGCTCGAAGGCCTTGTGCAGGTGGTCGTGAGCATGTTTCGAAACCGTCTCGCCCGGTTTCGGCGGCTCGTCGTCGGGCTTCGGTGCGTTCGGGTCGTTCGGCACAAGGCTCGACGGCGGCTGTGGCGGCTCCATCACCTGCTCCAGCGGCATCGCGCCGGTGCCGGTGAAGATCAGGTAGGCGTTCGCGCCGGGTTCGCTGATCGGGTCCTCGCCCAGCTTGGCCCGCACGTCATTGATCGAGTAGACGCCCTGCTTCTGGTAGCTGGTGAGGATGGTCTGCTGCGACGTCGGGTCGAGCGCCTCCTCCTCCGACCACTGGAATTGCATGTCGGCGAAGCCGAGCACGTACTGGATCAGGTAGTCCATCACCTCCTTGACCCAGACCATGATCGGGGCCAGGCCTTCCTTGAGCGCCGCCTCCTGCTGCGTGTCCGAAGTGGCCCGGTTCATCTGCTTGACGAACGTTGCATGACGACTCGAAAGACAATCTCACAGCGCGAAGCCCGCGAACTCAAGCGGCGCGTGATCGAACTCGAATCCATCGAGGACCGTCGCCGGAATGCGTGGGCCGATACCTATCCAGGTGGCGCCAACATTGCGACCTTGACGATTCCCGAAGGCACGCGTTCAGCCGTGCACACCGCGAGGTTGCTCAAGCACGCTGTCGTGGTGACGCTGAGCAGCGATGGCAGTCTGCGGCTGCATGCGCTCCCGCTTGGTAGCCGAAAATGAACCGAATCCAGCAAGCGTACGCGGAGGCAACAGCAGCATGAGCGAACCGGCGCTTCACCCCGCTGTTGCCAGCCTGATCGACGCTCTCGCCCGTCAGGCGGCAGCGGATTATCTGACAGCTCAGGCCGCAGCACAGCGAGCTTCCGCGGCCGAGCGATCGGATCACGTCCCGTTGCTGCCAGTGCACAAGGCGGCTTAGGCTCCGTCCGATGCGAACCGCTGCATACGCCCGATACAGTTCTGACTCCCAGCGCGACGCCAGCCTGGACGACCAGCTGCGCAACTGCCGGCAGTACTGCGAGCGTCAGGGCTGGCCAGCACCCACGGAATACACCGACGCCGCCACCAGCGGCGCGCGCAACGACCGTACCGGCTATCTTCGCTTGCTCACCGATGCGACGCGCTATGACGTGATTCTGGTCGACGACCTGTCACGCCTGAGCCGCGACAGCATCAACGTCGCGCAAGCGATCAAGCAGCTGAGCTTTCAAGGCGTCCGCCTGTTGGGCGTGAGCGACGGCGTCGACACCAGTCGCAAGGGTCACAAGCTCGATGTCGGCCTGCGCGGCCTGATGTCCGAGCTGTACCTCACCGACCTGGCGGACAAGACGCATCGAGGCCTCACGGGACGCGCTCTCGCGGGCGCCAGCGCGGGCGGTCTGCCCTACGGCTACCGCGTGACCGAGATTGGCCAGCGCGCCATCGACGAGAGCCAGGCGGTCATCGTGCGGCGGATCTTCGCCGAATACCTCGCCGGCCACAGTCCGCGCACCATTGCCGATGGATTGAACCGCGACGGCATACCGCCGGCACGTGCGCGCACCTGGGCGATGTCGGCCATCTATGGGGACGTGAAGCGCGGGATCGGCATCCTGGCCAACCCGATCTATGCGGGCCGGCAGGTGTGGAACCGAAGCCAGTGGATCAAGCACCCGGACACCGGCCGGCGCGTGCGCAAGAACCGTCCGCCTTCCGAATGGATCACCACGGAGCACCCGGAGCTGGCCATCATCACGCCGGCACTGTGGCAAGCGGCGCAGGCTCGCGTGAAACAGGCCCAGCCGCAACGCGCAGACGCAACCAAGGGCGCAGGCCCGGGCCGTCCCCCGCGGCACCTGCTGAGCGGCATCCTGCGCTGCGGCGACTGCGGCGGGCCGATGGTGATCGTCGACCGCTACCGTTATGGCTGCAGCACGCACAAGGATCGCGGGCAAGCAGCCTGCCCTTCGCGTGTGCGCGTGTCGCGCTCGATCGCCGAGACCGCCCTGCTGGCCGGCATCCGCGAGAGCTTGCTGAGCGAGGCGGCGTTCCAGCGCTTCCAGCGTGGCGTCACCGCCGAACTGAAACGCGCCATGCCAGATCCGGAAGCGGCCCGCCGGCGCGTAGTCGACGCGGAGCGCGTGCAAGGGAACATCCTCGCCGCCCTGCGCGCCGGCATCATCACGGCCAGCACGAAGGCCGAGCTCATCGACGCGGAGCGCCTGGTGGCAGCGGCACGGGCTGAGCTGGCCGCGCTGCAATCGTTTCAGCCGTCGCAGATCCTGCCGAGGGCGCGTGAAGCATGGCGGAGGATGGTGTCAAAGCTGGCCGACCACGCGAGGAACCTTCCCGAGGCACGCAACGCCTTGCGCGAGCTGCTGGGGGAAAACGTGATGGTCAGAAACGAAAACGGCGAACTCTTTGCAGAGATCGCCGGTTCAGATTGTCAGCTAAAGCTGGTAGCGGGGGCAGGATTCGAACCTGCGACCTTCGGGTTATGA